GGAAAAGGAAAAGGAAAAATCAATTCTTGATAAATACAATTTCACAAAATGGCCTAAACCCCCAAACAAAGAAATTTTTACTGATTGGTTAACAATGAGGAAAACTAAAAAGGCTGGCGTAACTAAAACCGTGATAAACACCATTGGCAAAGAAATTACGAGAGCGGTGACAATGGGTTACTCAGTGGATGATTGTCTGGCAGAGGCGGCTACTAGAAATTGGCAGGGCTTTAAAGCTGAATGGATGCAACAATCGAATAAACAATTCGGGCAGGTTGTGACTATTCGTCCGACACCTCCGCAAAAGGAACTCGAAGCATGAAAAATATTGATTATGAACACGCGGTCATTGGCGCATTGCTAACCAATTCGAGTTTGATTGATGAAATTGAGTTAACGGCTGATGATTTTAAAATTGAATCTTATCAGCTAATTTATCAAACGATTCTTGATACCGTTGCTAGTAACCAGGTGGCTGATATTTTAACGATCTCAAGCAAGCTATCAAAATCAAATCCCGGAGATAATTGGCTACTATTTGTTGGCAAGGCGGTTAAAGATTGCATATCGCCTGGCAATATCAGCAGTTATGCCAAACTACTCAAAGCAGAAAGTCGTAACCGCAAGGCTAAAGAAATATGCGCTGAAGTATTAAATAAAATTGACGAAACAGAAGATAGCGAATTGATCGTTGATAATGCAGTAACCATGCTGATGGGGCTGTCTGCCACTCGGCAAAACCATGAAAGTTCAATATCGCAGGCGCTGAGCAAAGCACTGGATATGGTTGATGCCGCGATGCACAACGATGGAACAGTTGGTATATCGACCGGCATAGAAAAATTAAATGAAGTGCTTGGCGGTTTCCATAATTCGGACCTGTACGTTGTTGGCGCAAGGCCAGCAATTGGTAAAGCACAACCATTAACATCTGAAATATTATTATCTGATGGTTCTTGGGTAAAGATGGGTGATATAAAATTAAATGACTCGTTAGCCTCGGTTGATGGGGCAAGATCAATTGTAAATGGGGTGTTCCCACAAGGCAAAAGAGATATTTACTGTATAGAATTATCGGATGGAAGGTTGATTGAAGCTGATAATGAACATTTATGGGCAGTAAATAGTTCGCGTTTTAAATCAAAAAGAATATTAACAACCGATCAAATTAATCAGTTACTAAAAAAAGAAAAATATAAAAACAGAGTTAGGATAGTTTCACATTCTGGTGAATTCGGAAGTGTAAACGATATTGGTGTTAGCCCCTGGTTTCTTGGGTTTATGTTAGGTGACGGGTGTTTAACGTCAGATGGTTTATCGTTTTCAAATCCAGAAAAATATATACAAGAAAGAGTGGCTAAAGTTAGCTATACAAGTAATTGTGATTTCAATTTAAAAATTGGAAAAGGCAATAAGCATCCCGTATTGCAAAATATGAGAAAACTTGGAGTAATGGGAAAGTTATCATATGAAAAGTTCATACCAGAAATAATATTTAGATGTTCATCTAGTATTAGAAAATCAGTATTGGCTGGTTTAATAGAAAGTGATGGATGGGTTCAAAATGCTAGCGTACAATTTAGTAGTGCATCAGAGAAATTAGCTAATGATGTTATAAAATTAACTAGATCACTTGGTGGTCAAGGAATATTAAGCATAAAGGAAAAACCAGTATATGCTTATAAAGGTGGAAAACGAATAGGCAGACCTTCATATAAAGTTTCAATTATATGCCCTGAAATTGAATCAATAATAAATTCACCTAGAATATTAAAAAATTTAACAAAAAGACGCAAATCAATCGAACCAATTGTAAGAAAGATCACTTTTCTTAGAAGTGATTATGCTCAATGTATATCAGTTACGCACGATAAGAGCCTATACATCACTAATGATTATACGATGACGCATAACACAAGTGTGCTTCTTAACTTTGCAAACAGCCACACAGAGCAATGCGGAATAATCAGCACAGAGCAACCTGCCGAGCAAATTGCTTCACGGTTAATTTCCATCAATGGCCGAGTTAATTCATCACGCATGAGAAACGGAACGCTTGAAGAATACGACTGGACAAAGATAACAAACTCAGTGCATCACTTGCATGTAAATAACAATATCTGGATTAACGATAAACCAGGAATAAATATTCTTGAGTTAATAAGGCAGGCGAGAAAATGGAAGCATCAGTACGACATTAAAGCCTTGTATATTGATTATATCCAGCGCATTAAATGGACTGATTTAAGACTCGCAAAATGGGAACAGGTTGGCAATGTGGTGATGTCGCTAAAAGAACTGGGGCGCGATTTAGATATACCTGTTATTGCATTGGCGCAGGTCAATCGTGACGTGGAAAAACGTGGTAACGCAAGACCGAACATGGGCGACCTAGCCAACAGTTCTGAAATCGAAAAAGAAGCGGATGTGATTATGACGTTATACCGCGACGAGGTTTATATCAAAGATTCAGATCAAAAAGGGATCATGGAAATCAATGTTTGCAAAAACAGACATGGCCCGACTGGGACAGCAATGGTGGCATGGAATGAAAAGTGTATGCGTATTGATGATTTAGTCCCACAAACGTATCAAAAAAATCAAGCAAACCACTGAAGAAGTGGATTTGTGGTGAATAATAAACAAATATTTTTGCTGATTAACGAGCAAGTAGCATACAACGCTATTAATGCTATTAAGCAAATCAGGCTTGATGGATTAACCGAAATTGAAATAAGGCCGCGCAAACAAACCAGAAAATTAAATCAAAACGCTGCGCTTTGGGCTGTAGCTTATCCTGCTGTCATGGAAGCAATGGGTTTGCGTGGTGAAAAAGAACGTGAAGAAATACACGAGTACTTTTGTGGCGAATTTTGGGGTTGGAAACAGTACAGGATTCTAAATAAATTAAAACAAAAGCCAGTACGCACTACAACAAAAAATGAAGATGGTAAAAAAGACGTAATCAGTAAATCAGTGATGTATGACTTTTATTGTTTTATTCAGCAACGTGGAGCTGAAAACGGTATTTTTGTTCCAGACCCTGATCCGCTTTATGGATTGAAATGAGTAAACATAGGTACTCAGCTCGGATCGACAAAAACCAACCTGAAATAGTCAATGCGCTCAGAAAAATACCGGGTGTGTCCGTTCAATTAGGAATGGATGATATTTTAATAGGATATAAAAAGAAAACATACTGGTTTGAAATTAAAGAGCCAGAGTCGATTAGTAAAAAAACAGGAAAAGTATTGGATAGCAAAATCAAACCAAGTCAGCATAAATTACGTGATACATGGACTGGTCACTATCAAATTGTGTGGAGCGTTGATCAAATTTTAGCTGAGATAATGGCATGAAATACAAAGACTACGTGAGAAGCCTGCCATGCTGTGTAACCGGAACCATTGGTGATTGTGTTAGCCCTCACCATATTATCGGTAATAGCTGGCTCACAGGCAAGGCAATGAGCAAAAAAGCGCCTGACAGCACATGCATACCTTTGCGGCAAGACATACACCAGGAATTACACGACATGGGCTGGCGCTCGTTTGAGAACAAATACAATATCTGTCAGTTAGAAATGATGATTAAAACTATTTTACAGGCTGAGAAAGATGGCATTGTTAAATTTTAGCTTGGAATTAAAGACATGGCATTAAACTGGTTTAAATGGCTTCATGTGTTGATAGAGTTTTTTGCTCTGTTGCACACGAAGGTAAGCGGGATACCGATAAACCCGCGAAAAGAGACCGCACTTGCAAAACAAACCCGGCAACATTGGTATGGCGAAGCATACCATTACCCGATGTTTAGTTATGGCAACGGTAATTTTTAGAATATAACGCTTGAATAACCAGCCGCTGCACGGCCTGGTTGAAACCAAACAGCGTATGGGCGGTCTGCGTTAATTTTATTGTTATATTGATTTTACGGAATTAATTATGGAATGTATAAAAAATAACTTTGCATACCCGAATTTTTGTAAATGTGAAAAGTGCGAGAAATTTAGATTAGATGTAGCGCGTGAGATACTGCCGAATAATGGCGCAATATCAAAACCGTTTAACGATGGTGCATCATGTTTTGTAATGGATGATAATTGCTATGTCCTGATGAATTACGTTAATGGGGAATGGGTAAAATCAGCTCATTTATTTAAAGCAGCGGTTGAGGTGTTAAATAAATTAACACACCGGGGGGGCATATCTTAGGATTGCTCAACTACCTCTGGTATTTAAAATGCCACAGGAAACGACAAGTTTCCGGTTAATTGTTGTTTTTTTTCGCGCCTCGCAGGTGGTGTGGCATCCTGCATATTTTTAAACATAACGCAAAATTAACCGGAGAACGAATCGTGTATATATGCAAGAAAAAATTTATGTATCCTGAAAAATGCGGGGAACATTGCAATTGCGCTGCGGTTAGTGAATCTGCGTCGAAAGATTTTTTATGCCCTGACCCTTGCAGTTCTCTGCTCTGTTTGCCACCGCAATCGCGTTGCATTAAGTGCTCACATGCCCTTTGGTACGGCGAAATAGCGGACACCTTTATATAAATATACCATTCCTGTATGGGTTGAGTTTCAAAAATGGTGTGATGCTAAATTTAAGGCGTAACAGCCACAATTTGATTGTTTTGTTAAGTGTCGTTTTATTTGTAATTTATTTTGATATTTGTGTGTTTATTGCTTGACTTATACTAGTACAACTAGTAATATATAGTTATGGGTTGAGCAAAGGGCGAAACCAAAACCGGAGAAACACAATGACACCGACAGAAATAAGAACTGCGGCATACATGACATTAGCGGGAGAATTAACCGAGTGGCGCGATGCGATTAAAAATAGAAGCTCATATATTAATAAGATTGAGTTTTATAACAAAGACGATGATTGGTACGCAATAGGTTATTACAATGACGGCGATGAGTTTGCAAAAACCTTAGATGATCGTTATATACCTGGCGGCTGGCTGGATATTGGTCAAGCCACAGCAAGATTTTTAGAAGAAAACAACAAATGAATAAAGCAAAACAAGTGCGTGAGGTGTTGGGCCTCACGCCTACAGAGGCAGGTAAATTATTATTTGGTTACGAGAGCAAAAAATCTTATGACCAGTGGACACAGTGGGAAAAATCAAAAACACTGAGCAAGCCGACAGAGCAATATTTTAACCTGATTTTATTTTTAGCAATAGCGCGGGATTTAAAAACACCAGGTGCAAGTCAGGCGCTAGATAAATATTTAGTAGTGCTTAGAAATGGGCACGAAGACATTTAACGACTTGCATCAGCGGGCGAGCGTAGCGAGTTCCGACTGTATGCGCTTGTTGGACGAAGCCGCTATCGCGGCAGAAAACCCCACGCAGCTGAACAAGTATAATTTCCCAGCCCAATTCCGGGCGCTATTTATGTGCCACGGGCTTGTCCAACAACAGGATAAGATTGTGGATCGCTCCGCTCTCACAATCTATCCTTGTTCGTTAGTGTTGAATTTATTTAGGAGAGTGAAATTGAAAGTATTGGTAGCATGTGAATATAGTGGAAGAGTGAGAGATGCGTTTATTAAAAAAGGTCATGACGCTATAAGCTGCGATATTTTACCAAGTGATTCCCCCGGCGCGCACTACCAGGGCGATGTTCGTGATTTATTAAATAACCCCCGAGGCTATGATTTATTGATAGCGCACCCACCATGCACATATTTAACAATAGCAGCGGAATGGGCGTATAAAGAAAGACACGAAATTAATAAAAATTTAGACCCAAATAAACTTTATGGCGAAGCCAGAAAGCAAGCCAGGGAAGAAGCAATAAAATTTGTAATGGACTTACTGAACGCGCCCATAAAAATGAAAGCAATAGAAAACCCCGTTGGTGTTTTATCTACTCGATACAAAGAGGCGGATCAATTTATACAGCCGTATGAATACGGTGAAGATGCCAGCAAAAAAACGTGTCTTTGGTTAGATGGATTGCCGAAATTAAAACCCACTGAATTTTACCCACCACGATTAGCTGAACAAGCTAACGGCAAGGGGTATGCATTCAGATGGGGAAACCAAACTGATAGTGGTCAAAACCGTGAGCCGCCTGGTGATGACAGATGGAAGATACGCTCAACTACATGGCAGGGCTGGGCGGACGCGATGGCTGCACAATGGGGATGATTCACACTAACCCCAAGCATAAACGGCGCGCGCTTTTTGTGCGTCCGATTTAATGCAGTTGTTAGCAAATTATATGCACTTATTGTATAGATAATCCTTTACAGCGTAGTGTAAATAGATTACTATACATACATGGACTGAGGGATTAACCCTAACAGCATAAATAGGAAGGTGATTAAAATGAAACCATATACCCAAAATTATTTGTCTATCTCTGAGTATAAAGATAGACAAATTATTGAAAAATCAGATGCTCAGATTGGTGATGATGTGTGGCTCAATCTTTACGGCGAATCGTATTATGGAACTAGCACCGATTGGATGGAAATATCGCCATTTTCTGCGGGTGTGAGTGATAACGAAAACGCAGAATGGAGTGACGAAGAGTTTGAAAACTATTTTAACGACCAGTCTGAGAGCTTCACCAAATTTGTGCTGGCGGTAGATGACAAACTATGAAACCCCCAGAAAAATGCAAATTGGCTGGGCTGAAAAGCCTGGCCGATTATATCGCCGAAAACTACGGCGGCAATCAAAGCGCATTTGCCCGAGATCAGGGCGTCAAACGCTCGCAGATAACCCAATGGCTGGCCGGTGATTATGTAATCGCAGACGGGGCGTTGTATTTAAAACGAAGAGATATTAAGCCGCCCGCTTAGGGCTTGCTAACGACTGTTAATAACGTGCCGGAGCGTAGCGGAGGTCGCCGTTAATTTATTTGTTATGTTGCGTAATTAATTGCAAATAAATATAGTAAAACGCTTTACATGTACAGTATAGTTTGGTACTATATATATGGACTGAGGAAATACCTCCAAAGCCAAAAGAGGATAAAAACATGGAAAACAAAACAACGCTACAAAAAATCACAGGAATAGAAAAAGGTCTTGAATATTATCAACAACAAAGATTTTATCTCAATAAAAATGATGTTATAGACGTTTGTCGGTTCGTGACAAATAGTTTGAATGATCGCAGTTATATAGACATGACGGTACACGATGCAATTAAAAATAATCAATGGGATACCTGTCGAGGCACTATGTCCTATGATATTTCATTTGGAGATGACACTAATAGATACCAGGTCTATAGAAGTGGCAGACGATGCTATATTGAATTAGATGGTGGTACACCATAACCAATGTGCAAATTTATGAAAAACATTACAAATCATAATTCAGCCAGGGTTTACTCCCTGGCTGAATACATAGACAAATATTTTAACGGTAATCAGCGCAAATTTGCGGAAGCACAGGGAGTTAAACCACCACAGGTTACGCAATGGCTGAATGCTGATTTTATTGTTGTTGATGATGTGTTGTATAGCCAGCGTAGACAACTTGACCAAGCAACATAACGTTTGAGTTGAGGGGCGGCGCGGCTTATTGCGCCGTCGCTCTCGAATGACTTGTTATGCGCAATTTTAATTAAGAGGATAAATCTATGTACTGCCCAGAATATGTATTAATTAGTAACCGTTTTTTGTATTTACAAATCATGTGTCGTGGCGATTACTCGCGTAAAAGATGGATACCAAAGACGCACTGGATAAACCCGCTAAGATATTCAGTTACGTTTTTCCCAATGAGCAATAAATTGCGAACACAGATAAACCCAGATGCAAAATGGCGCATCCCTGTAAGCAACTTTATTTACAGATTAAAAATTAAGATGGGAATTACAAGCGTATAACATAAGAATATATAGATCTTGCAAGGTACTACTAGCTCGAGAAAATAATAAAAATGGAAACGGTAAAGGTGAAACATTGCTGCGTTGATCGCGGTGGTTGTGGTGTAACAAAACGATTAACAGAATACCATCGCAATCATCATAACCGCGATGGTATGAGCAATATTTGCGGGGGCTGTATAAATAAAAAAAATGCAATACAAAGAAAAGTTAACGAAATAAACAAAGAAAAGCAGATGGTAATTAAGTTACATTTTTATCGGTTTATAGGGATAAATCCGCGAAACGCAACGAAAGCAACAAAGATGTTGCAGCGCAAGAAATAGAAAAAAGAATAGAAAATCTGAAAAAAGAATAGAAAAACGCTTGATACTGACGTTAGTTTTGTAAAGCTGACGCATATGCCAACAAAAAATACAAAGAAAGAGCCAGAGCCAGATTGGATAAAAGTGTCGGAGGATTATTTGCAGGGCATTTTAACGCTAGAGCAGATTTGTAAAAAACACAGTAAAAGAAATGGCAAATTAAATATATCGCGATTGACATATCAAATGAAATTGCGTGGCGTTCACGCCCGGCGCGTAGCAATACGAAAAAAAGCGAAAAAACCCCCACCTTTACCGCCATCACAAAGCCCCGCTATAGCAAAAAAAGCTAATGCAATCGCAGATGGATTGCAGGTTATTGCGAGGCGACATATAAACGGATTCAAAGAGTTACAAAACATGGCGGCGATACTGGCTGAAAACATGCGTAGATCGTTAGAATCAGTCGGGTCGGACGGCGTAGCCGGTGCAAATGTTATTGCTCCTGCGTTTCTGGGCACAAGAGAAACCGTGACGGACTATATGAAAAAGTTAACAGACGTGTACTCGAAGTCGGTTGAAATGGAGCGACGATGTTTAGGGCTAGATAAAGATATGCCGGACGAAAAAGTGCAGTCATACGAAGATCGGCTAAAAAAACTGCATGAATCAGTACTGACATTGCCTGACAACACAGCGGATAACGTAATTGAGGGCGAGTTTAAAGAGGTCGCGCATTAATGGCCTCAAATCCGGACGATTATTTAGTTCATTTACAGCGGTTTCGCACTGATTTTGAATTTTACGCGCCCAGGGCATTAAAAATACTGAATAAATCGGGCCAATTAATACCGTTTCATCTCAACAAGTCACAAATTTATGCGCATAATAAAATTGAGGGCCAATTAAAGCGTAAGGGGTTGGTTCGTAAGATAATTTTAAAAGCAAGACAGCAGGGATTCTCTACGTACACACAGGGTCGATTTTACTGGAAAGTTACGGGCCATTTTGGTAAAAAGGCGTTTATTCTTACTCACCTGGATGAGGCAACAACCAACCTATTCAATATTGGTAAACGTTTTCACGACCATTGCCCGTTAGAATTAAAACCCAGTACAAAAAACAAATCTGAAAAATCCCTATTTTTTGACCAGCTTAATTCGGGCTATTCTGTTGGTACTGCGCGAAGTGATGGCACTGGTCGATCTGGTACGTTTCAATATCTCCACGCCAGCGAAATGGCATTTTGGCGTAATGCGCCGGTTCATATGGCTGGCATCGGCCAGACGTTACCGTATGAACCAGGAACTGAATCATTAATTGAGTCCACCGCTGACGGTATCAGCAATATGTATCACGAAATCTGGCAAGACGCGGTGAATGGAATCAGCGACTATGAGCCGATTTTTATTCCCTGGTACTGGCAATTTGAATACCAACGCCCGGTTCCTGCTGGTTTTGTCCTTGATGCCGATGAAACTGAATACATGGAAACGTATGATTTAACGCTACCGCAAATGGTCTGGCGACGATACAAGATTAACACCGATTTTAGATGTAATGCATCATTGTTCGCGCAGGAATACCCCGCAACGCCGGAAGAAGCATTTATGGCCTCGATTGAAGGCACACTAATTAAACCACAAAAAATTCAACTCGCAGTAAAAAAGCACGGAAAAATTGAACCGTATGGATTACGTTTGATGGGTGTTGACCCGGCAGAATACGGCGAAGATGATACCGCCTTTGCATATCGACAAGGGCCGGTCATGGAAGAACCTGAGACTTTTCACGGCATTAATCAAATGCAGACAGCCGGGCTGGTTGCACTGCGGATTGATCAAAAGCGGATAGATAAAGTAATGGTCGATACCTCTGGTGGTTGGGGTGGTGGTGTTGTTGCCAGGCTGGGTGAGTTGGGTTATGGATCAAAGATTATTCGCATTAATTTTGGCGAGAGCGCAATAGACCGCGAATCGTACGCAAAACGCCGGGATGAAATGTGGGGAGACATGGCCGAATGGTTTGACGGCGATGAACCTGTATCGATTCCTGCAAATAAACGTTTGCAAGCTGAGTTATCATCGCCAAAATACGATCTGGATAGTAGCAGACGGCTAAAGCTGGAGTCGAAAGAGCAGATGAAGAAACGTGGAATCAAATCGCCCGATATTGCCGATGCTGCTGCGCTCACGTTTGCGTACAAGTTATCAAATACGTCATCTACGTCTACTGAGCGCAGACCGCAGCCAAATTGGAGAGCCATGTAAATGCCATCTATTGCACCGTTAGCACGTTATACACACGATCATGCTGGTAATTCCGGCGGCATGAATCTCTACGAATTAGAAAAGTTCCTGGATGATATACGTCATCAACCGTTATGGCGACAAGACGCTGACATTGCCGATGATTACTATGACGGTAATCAGATGGACAGTAAAACACTGTCAGACATGCAAGAACGCGGCATACCACCGATCATTCAAAATCTGATTGCTCCTACTATCGATATGATTCTCGGGCTGGAAGCCAGAACACGTAAAGACTGGATTGTGCGAGCAGATGAATCTATTCGTGCAGACGAAGATGTTGCTGAAGCTCTAACTATAAAATTAAAAGAAGCAGAGCGCATGAGTCGTGCGGATAACGCTATGTCAGAAGCGTTTGCTTATCAGATTAAATCAGGCATTGGCTGGGTTGAAGTCGGACGACCGGTGGATCCGTTTGAGTACAAGTACCGTTGTGATTTTATTCACAGGCGTGACATGTGGTACGACTGGCGAGCGCGGCGATTAGATCTATCAGATGCCAGGTACATTATTCGCCGTAAGTGGTTTGATAAAGATTATGTATTACATTTACTGCCGCAGTTTAGTGACATTATCGAAAGCTCAGTAGCCGAAGGGGGTTTTGGCGATTGGGTTTTTTTGGAAAAACAATTAGACACACTAATGGTCCGTGGTGGTGATTTTGGCGGGGTGCGTGATTCGACTATTGATGAATTGGAATGGCGCGATACAGAGCGTGACCGGGTGGCATTGTATGAAACCTGGTACAAGAAGTTTGTACGTGGTTATGTTTTTCGGCTCAGCGATGGTCGTGTTATTGAATTTGATCGTAAAAATGAGAGGCATAAAATTCTAGCGGCCAGCGGCAATGTGAAAATAGAAAAAGCGGTTTTTTCTAAAATCCGTTTAGCCTGGTGGCTGGGGCCGCACAGATTAATGGACATGCCATCACCATATTCGTTTGACCGATTCCCCTATGTACCATTTATCGGCAAACGTGAAAGTCGGACTGGTGTGCCGTATGGATTAATACGCGGCATGATAGCACCACAGGACGAAGTAAACGCACGACGAGCTAAAATGATGTGGTTATTGTCTGCCAGGCGCGTTATTACTGATGCTGATGCGGTATTCAATGACGACCATGCGGCGGTAATGAATGAGATTGCACGGCCAGACGCTTACGTTAAGTTAAATCCGAATCGTGTAAATAAAAGCGCAAATGCTTTTAGAGTTGAAGATGACATTGGATTGTCTATTCAACAATTCCGCGTATATGAAGATTCAAAAAATATGGTGCAGGACGTAGGTGGTGTATTTAATGCACAACTCGGCAAAGAAACAACGGGGCAATCCGGTGTTGCTATTGCCTCGCTGGTTGAACAAGGCACACAAACCCTCGGTGAAATACTCGATAACACGCAGGATGCACGTGAAACCGTGGGTAACATGTTGTTATCGTTGGTTAAAGAGGATATGAGCAAAGACGATAACATTGAAATGCGTATCGGCAAGAGCAAACGCACTCGCAAGAAAATCATTATTAATAATACAAATGAAACAGACGATGATATTCGTACTAATGATGTGTTATTGACGAAAACCAAAGTTGTTTTAGACGATGTGCCAAGTTCACCAACGCACAAAGCGCAAATGTTGCAACAATTTACCGATATGACACGCTCATTAACACCCGAATTACAAGCAGTGATGCTCGATATTGTTATCGAAATGACCGATATGCCAAACAAAGAAGAAGCGGCAGAGCGTGTGCGTAAGTTTACCGGTCAAGATTCGATTACAGACCCCGAAGAAATGACCCCGGAAGAACTTGAAGCACATGAGCAGAAAGCCGCTGCAATGCAAAAACAACAGCAACTACAAGAGCAGGATATTGAATTAGCAATGGCAGAACGACAAGCCAAGATTGCTGAGATTTACGCAAAAATTGACAAGATGCGCGGCGATCTTTCACTTCAGGAAGAAAAAATACGTTCAGAAGAACGTAGGAACGATCAGAACAACGAAACACGTAAAGAAATTGAAGCATTAAAAGCTGATTTTAATAATCGTAAGATGCAGCTTGAGCAGTTAGAAAAAACCATGTCGCGATTTGAAGGCATGAAAAACAAACAAACAGGTAAAGAGGAATAAATCATGTCTGCATTTGATGAAGAAAATAATGCCAGATCATTAGGCGGCGCAGCAAAGCAAAATTTGAACGCGGCGATCACTGGTATTTTTGGCAAGATACTAACAAAAACCGCCAGCGGCAAAGATGCGGGGCTGGTTGAATCACTCCCGACTCAGCAAGATGCAATTGTGCAGTCAGACTCAACAGTCGTCGATTTAATGGGTTTACGCTGTCATACGGCTGGTGACGTTGCAATCAAATTAACAAACGACACGGTGGCCGTTGTCTGGACAGTAACAGCAGGAGAGATCATCTACGGCCGAATTAAAGCCGTGATGCTGACGGATACAACCCTGACCAATGTCCAGATGACCGGACTGAAATAATGACCAGCTATCTACATGCAGTAGTTTGGGGGTCGCAGATAATGCAGGGAAAAAAGGAGATTAATACTGACTTCATAACCACATTCGAGACCACCACGTCGTCTGAAACAATTACGTTACCAGCAACATCAACAAGCAATGTTTTTAATGTGGACTGGGGAGATGGTTCAGGTGTAGAGCCAGTAACTACTGCAAGCCCATCTCATGTTTACGCAACAGCCGATACTTATGACATAACTATTACGGGTATATGCCCGGCATGGAGTTTTAACAATGGCGGCGATAGATTAAAAATTAAAGATGTTAAAAATTGGGGAGATGTTGGTTTTACTAATTTGGCAGGTGGTTTTTATGGATGCTCTAATTTATTAGTAACTGCAACTAACGGAGGTAATGTTAGCGCAGTTACTAATATGGGTTCTATGTTTAGAGAGGCATCTGTAGCAAACCCAGATGTATCAAACTGGAATGTTAGCGCAGTTACTAATATGTATGCTATGTTTTTTAATGCATC